CTCCTCAACTTTTCTCTGGTAGTCCTCCAGAGCCGCCGCCAAGTCGTCCTTGTATTTCTGCTCTACCTTGTCGATCTCAGCCGCTAGGTCACGGAATTCCTGGGCATGGTCCTTCAAGGCATTGGTGGTCTCATATAGCTGTTTTTCCAGATCAGATAAAGCTTTTTGCTCTTCCAGCACTTTCAGTTTGAGCTTTTGGGCCTCTTCTGAGTTCTCACCCTTTTGGGCCTTCATCTGCTCATAGCCTGTGTTGGTTGCTTCTACAACCTGCCTCTGGATTTCAATCTGAGCAGTCAATGAGTCTATATCATTCCTTAATTGCTGGGCTTTGCTACCGGTCATATCGAGCTGGTTGCCGGTGATTTCAAAAGCTGTCCTGATTTGAGACAGCCGGGTTTTAAGACTGTCTGCTGCAACCTCCCACAGCGCGTTTGTAGCATCATAGAGCTGCTTTTCCAGGTCCGAAAGGGCCTTTTGCTCTTCCAATAGTTTCAGCTTGAGCTTTTGAGTTTCTTCCGAGTTCTCACCTTTCTCGGCTTTCATCTGCTCATAGCCCTCATTTGTTGCTTCTATAATCTGTTTTTGGATTTCTATTTGAGCAGTCAGGGAATCTATATCATTCCTGAGTTGTTGAGCTTTATTCCCGGTGATGTCCAGCTGGTTGCCGGTGATTTCAAAAGCTGTCCTGATTTGAGACAGCCGGGTTTTAAGACTGTCTGCTGCAACCTCCCAAGCGGCCTTGAGCTCTTTAGCCGCCTTGGAACCGGCTGCCGCCACCTTGGAGAGCGTTTGAGCGGCCTTGGAACCGGCAGCTGCCACCTTGGAAATAACATCATCAGCAGACTCCGTGCCGCTGGTATCGCTTGATACAATTCCTGGAAGGAAGGACGTGCTATCCTTGATGCGAAAGTCAGCCATGCTCAGTTTTTTGCCTGGGGTTGACCAGCTTGAAAATGCTTCCTGCATCTCACCAGCAGATGTCCGGAGAGAGGATGCGGCCTCTCTCAGTTTGGCCGCCTGTTCTTCTGCCTCCTTGCTGGCTGCGTCTCCTTTGGTTTTAATAGCTGCCTGGGCGCGTTCAAAGGCTAATTCAAAAGAGGGGGCTATCTTGCCCAGCACTCCGACTAGGGGTTCTACGGCATCCATGATGCTCTGCAGGATGCGATATACTACCTCTTTCAGCTTATTGAAAGCGGTCATAATAGACGCAACCGCTACTTGAAAGGCGCTTGATATTACAGCACCGGTTGTTTTCACCTTGTCCTGGATGCCGAACATATTGTCCGACCAGGCTTTATAAATCGTATAAGCCAAGGCCGCTATCGCCGCGCCGACAGCCATAAACGGGAGTAGCGGAGCCATCGCCCCCCAAATAGCCGTCGCTAGGGCCACAAACGCGGGTATCAACGCAGCGGTTATTGCCCCGGCAATGGCGGCAATGGCCGTCTTCGCGCGAGTAGAAAGCTGATCGAAAAGCCCCTGCAGGCCTTCCTCTCCGATGATCGCCTGCAAGCGTTCGAGGGCCTCAACAGCCGACTTGAGTTTGCCCTTGAGGTTAAAGGTCTCAATCAGATCGTCGCCGATCCGGGTGAGGATCATCGATACGTTGTCCTTGAAGTTCGACCAGATGCCCAGCAGGGAATCTGATTGCTTCTGCATCATATCGGGGAAGCGCTCGTTCATCCCCTCCAACAAGGCGTTAATACCCTCCGCAGCGGATATGCCGCCCTTTGAGGCTTTGTCCATGGCTTCAGGGATGGAAACTCCGATCTTCTCAGCCAGTATCTCCCAAACAGGAATGCCCAGCTCGGCCAACTGCATCATCTCTTCAGCAGTTACCTTACCTTTGGCTTGCATTTGGCCTAGTGCACGGACAACGCGCTCAATTTCAACCGCGCCGCCGCCAAGACCGGACACGGCGTTTCCGATGGCTTCCATCATGGGAATAATCTGTTCTGCTTGAAAACCGAATGCCAGAAGTTGCCGGGCAGCAGTGGTGAGGCCTTCAATTTCAAAAGGGGTTTTAGCTGCGAAGTCATACAACTGCTTTATAAAGGCGTCAGCAGCTTCAGCACTCCCCAACATCGTAGTAAAAGCTATTTTAGTCTGTTCCAGGTCTCCGGCCATTTTGATAGATTTGAGTCCAGCAGCCATGAGCGCGGACCCGATAACACCCAGGCCAGCGGCCAGTTTCTTACTGCTATCTTCTGCCGCAGCCATGCGTCCTTTAAGGCCTTCTAAGCGGGACTGCACACTCTTTATTCCCTGCTGAAATTTTGCATCATCCGCGGTTATGCTCACATATGCTTTTGCGATTTCCAAAGTCTCACCTCTTTTCTGCCAGGCATAAAAAAACACCCGCTAAAAGCGAGTGTCGTTTAATTCAACTGATTCTATTATCCCTGGATTTCGATTTGATTTTTCTTGATGAACCACGTCTTTTTACAGTCCCTACATCTGACCATTCTTTCGTTTATCATTGTAAAGAGGGCAAATACGGCGGCAATGGCAACAATGATTCCCAACGGCCAAAAGATCAAAAATAATAGCGCCGTAAGAGGAATAAATCCCAACCAGGTTAATGCCATGTAAAGCCTACTCTTTATTTCGATGTTTTTGCTATTGCACTTCGGGCAGTTCATTTCTATCAGACACCTCCTTATATAATTCATATTTATATTGCTTAAATATTACTATATCTGCCAGATAAATAATAGGAGATGCCTGTAAACCTTACCACTTCATAATTGATTTAACGGCATCCTTATTGTTGCCCTTACTCGGTTTCATTTCAGCCTGCTCTGGGTCATTAGCCCGGACATGGGCATTTAATAGGGCGTGTAACTTCCGGGGAGTAGTGCGCCAGAATCTTTCTTCCGGCATAGACAAAACAACCGTTCCCACATATAGCAGAAACGGCCAGTCCCAGAAGTCGCCTTTTACTCCCCCGGCTTTGCCTCCGGTTCCGGCAGGGAAATGTCCAAGGCTTCCATTATTTTTGCTGCTATCTCCTGCATGTTAGCCATGTTGAGCATCTTGCCCACTTGCTTGGGTGTCAGGTTTTCATCCTCATGGATTAATCCGGCCCAGATCATGTCACGGATCGGCCTCATCTTAAGCTGCTCTAATCCCTTGAAGGCCTTGTTAATGTCTCCATATATCTCCTCAAGCTCGATAAAAGCATTGAAGTCATAGAGCAGCGTACGTTCTTTATCCAGGGTTACAGGAATAGGTTTTATCTTCACATCGTTGGCATTAGCCATATGTTATCTTTCCTCCTTAAAACGATAAGGGCGGGTTGCCCCGCCTCTTATACTGCGCTTATTTCTTTCGCTTTTTCGTTGAATACAACGTCCTTAACCTTGCCGTCTTTTATAGTGGGGATTGCTTTGCCGCTTGCAGTAATGGTAGCGTATTCCTCGCCCTGGAGGGTAACATCGTAGCTTGTGCATTTGCACTTATAAAGCACAAAATGGACATCGCCGACATCGGCATAGTCGCACTTGGCCTCAAGCTTGAAATACTTGGGGAGATCGCTTTTGGTCAGACTAAAGGTCTGGGTCTGGTTTGGAGTTGTACCTCCCGCGGTCACCTTGCCACCAATCAGGGTAGCCAGAGCATCAAGTGAAATTACACCATGCTCGATTGACCAGTCAATTTGCTCAAGTTTGGCATAGGTATCAATTACAGTTTCGTCACCCTTTAGCTGCTTTTCAATAAAGGTAGGTGTTACTTTAAGGCTCCTTATGCCAGGCACGTCAATAGCTGCGCCGTAGGTATAGCTAGTCGAATCGTCCTTAGTTATAGGGAAGATTTTGGCATCATTAATCCCCAAAACTACAGATTCCTTTGTTAAATCAGCCATTCTCAATACCTCCTCGTAGTTTTGTGGCGATACCGCATTGATTTGTGGTAAACGCCCGTATCGTTCTCGTAAAGGTCACCGGCAAACTCCCGGCGATACCAAATGCTGGACATAACCCTGTCTACTGCCTGGGCTATTGCGGTCGTGTCACCTTTTGCCCAAATGTCAATGACCATAACGGATTCGCTTGTCAGCTCCTCGCCATCCCCCACAAGGCCAGGAGAATTGTTCTCCTCCCGGTAGGTAATGCAAGGAAAGGTCGGATTTGCCGGCAGTGACGTAAAAATAACCCCGCCTTTCAGCAACGCTGACAAGACAGGGTCGTTTGTCAATGCCTGGGCTATTTTCGGTTTAAGGTCAATCAACTGCCCACCCCCCTGCGGATGGCATCGGCAAATATCTTTCTGATATTGTTTTTATTCAATTCCAAGGCCGGTGTAAGGTAGGGCTGGGCTTTCATTCTGCTAGTTCCTAGCTCAACATAGGGAGCGTATTCGACGCTCGTACCGATTATCACCGAATACTTGTCGCGGTTCGGCCTTACGCCGCTCCCTGGAGCGGCTCTTTGTCCTGGGGAACCGTTCATGCCCTTTACTTTGCCATTTATCGAATACGACAAACTGTTTCTTAGGTTGCCGCCGACCTTTCCGCTGCCCTTTGGGTACTGCCCCACCGGGCAAAGGTTCACGGCTTGCCCATGCACCAGCAAGCCGGTCGCTTCTAATGCCATGGAAATAGCATCGTCCATCTTTTTTTTAACTTTGTCGCCGTACCATCTGATTTCTGCCATCTTATTCTACCACCCTTAGAAGTGCTTCGATGTGGTTACGGTAAGCAGCTATATACCGGATTTCGTATGCCTGGCCATTAAATAATACTCGCCTGGATAACTGGACGGCGCTGGAATAGTTGCAAAACATCCTCAAAGTAATGCCCTGCTCAACTATCCCGTATTCCCGTTCTGCAATCTCGCCCCCTATAGGCTGAATATCGGCATTGATAGCGGCAACGGTATTCCAGCTTTCAACCGGCATACGAATATCGTTATAAGTGATAGTTTTGGCCTGTATATGCACCTTGTGGGGGAGTTTCAAGGCAGGAATCATGCAAACTTCACCTTTCTGTAGGGCTTTAGCTGTATTCTTATGCTTTTTGGAATATCGTCATCTGTATAGTTTGTTGAAGAATAAGCCCCTACGGATACACTCTGCTTGTACTGCTCTGCATTCCGGTTGTAAAGCAAAACGGCAAGCCGTCCAATAACGGATTCTGCACCGTCAGGAATATCATCACGGTTGCAGTA